AAAAAATGGGACTTCTATAAAGGAATTTATAAGAAATATCAAAAGAATGAATTTCTTGATAATATGGACTTTGAGATTGGTAACTTTGGAAAAGCTGCAATTTATGCTTTCTTGATTACATCAGCTCACAATTCAGTTTACCCTCGTGGTGCTGGTTTTAATGGTTATAAGAAAGATAAAGACCGTTTGAAATTAGAAGTTCTTATTGACAAGTTGAAAAAGAACAAATATACAAATAAGTTAAAATCAATTAAAGAGTTTACTAATATTGATTTTGAAGAACTTATTACTAAATATGACGCAGATGATACTTACATCTATTTAGACCCACCATATGCTCGTTTTAATGAGGCTAAAGGCGAAGATGATGCTAAGAGATTATTTTGGTATGGATCAGACACTGATGGTGTATTTGGACCAGCTTCTCATAGAAGACTATTGGAATTAATTAAGAAATCTAAATCTCGTTGGTCATTATCTTATTACTATTTTCCTTTATTGGAAGAATTATTACCTAGAGACCAATATATTTGGACTGAGAAAGAAGTATTTAGAAGTTCTGCTCAAGGTGGTAATAACTCTGATGTGAAAAAAGAACAAACTAAAGGTGTTGAGTTATTAATATTGAATTATGATCCAGTTACTGGAAAAAAATTAAACATACAAGATGGAGTATCCGCTACCGAGACAGAGATATAAGCACTATAAGGGTGGTACTTATGAAGTAATTACTTTAGCCACTCATACGGAAACAAGTGAAAAGTTGGTAGTTTATAAATCTATCAACTTTGGTTCTATTTATGTTAGACCATTAGATATTTGGAATTCAACTTCTGAAGATGGTCATAAAAGATTTCAACTAATATAATGGCAACAAGTGGTTTTGGTTTAGGTAGTGTATTTAATATAAGTAGCTCATCTACATCTGCAATTAATGTTGATGTTGATGGTTGTACAGTTATTAGTAAGTTAGTCTTATTAGATGAGAAGACTGGTAATAAGTGGCAAATTAAAATATCGGATGGTGAGTTAATTGTTGAGCCACTTGACTTAGAAGATAAAAGAGAGTATAAGTTAAATAAAATACTCAAATAAAAAAACCTCAGATTTCACTGAGGTTTTTTGTTTATAATAATTTATTAAAATTCAAATTCTCCACCGCCTTCAGCTGGGGCTTCTCCACCACCTTCAGCAGGTGGTTCTTCTGGTGCTGCTTGTGCTCCTCCTTGAGCAGGTGCTTCTCCACCTTCAGCAGGTGCTTCTCCACCTTCGGCAGGAGCTCCTTCAGCCGGTGCTCCTTCGGCTCCCGGTGCAGCTCCAAGTGTAGATGGATCTTTCGCCCAGTACTTTTGATTTTCAGCTTTTTCTTCTGGAGTTAACTTAAATACATTATCCATAATCCATTCTATGTGGAAGTAAGGTTTCTCACCATTCATTACACCAAGTAGAGTTCCAACTATCTCTGATTTCTTAGCTAAATTGTTTATCTTTTTCCATTCCTCAAATACTTGATTGGTATAGAATTGGATATCCATTTGATTCATCATTACTTCATCATCCTTTAACTCAGGAAAATCAATTAACATCTGTAATCTTATTGGTTTAACAATTATTTCTTTGAAGTTAGCTCTTAAACGACTAATGAAGTTGTGAAATTTAATTTCATCTCTTGTCATCTCAGCAGCATCTGTGATTAAGTTACCACCACCATTCTCACCTTCAAATCTTGACATTGGTATTTTAGAAGCTCTTTTAAGTGCTTTATAAAACCAAGATAACATTGTTTCATCATTTAAGTCGTGTCCTTGTGGTGATACTAATTCCATATTTGGTGTACCAGCATCTCCCTCAGGGAACCATATTTGTTTATTATATGGTAAGTGTTTAGCTCCGTTAATTTGTAAAGTACCTAAAGATTCATCCCACTCAACTTCTTCTGAATAATCGTGTATTAATTGACCAATTTGTTCTTCAGCTCTTTGTCTAGATAAACCTTTAATTGGAATAGTAAACTTTTGATAAACAGTTGCGTTAATAATGTTAAACATAATTCTCGTTTGTTCAAGAATTTTCAACTGGTTATATGGTTTAATTAAACCTTCAACATAAGATGTTTCTGAATAATCATTTTGTGTTGAATATGAAATGTAAATTATTTGAGAGTCTAAGAATATTCTTCTTAATTGTGGATCTTCTGGAAACTGAATCCATAAGTGACCAATATTTGGCTCGTAAGCCGGTACTAAAGTCTCTGGTCTTAGTCTATTGAATCCGATGATATTTTTCTTTTTATCATCATAGATAATTTCAATTGCTAAATAACCATCAATCATAAAGTCTCTCATCATTGACCATGCAGTGATATTATCAGAGAATCCAAATTTATTGTATATCTTCTCGAAATGTTCTTGGTATTTATCTTTAATCTCTTGTGAGTAATCATTTGATAAAGCTCTTGGTGAACAGAAGTCTTTCTCATCGTTATAAACGATTGTCTCATCTGTTATTGTTGACACGAAGTCTCTAATCTCATCTTTGATGGAATACTCTCTTAGGATTCTTCTTTTGTCAGCATAAGCCTTGTCTAAGTAAGGAATCGATTTTCTATTTAATACTGAAGCTACAGCTCTTTGTGAGAAGAAATCATACATTGAATTTCCTCTTGCTGCGTATGGATCTTCATTAATACCAATACCTACTTGATTTCTGATGATCATATCATCATAGTTCATTCCGTAGTTAGATAAGTTTCTTAGAATACGACTAAATAAGCCTTTATTCTCTATTGCTGAATTTACATTGGTAAAATTTGCTGAATTTCCTGAATCATTGAAATTATTATACGCCATTTAGGAATTTATAAAATTTTAGAATATATATTAATTTTCACTTATTCCTTTTTTGGGTATAAACAAAAAAAGACGATTACTCGTCTTTTAATATATTTCTATTTATTTCATCTTCTTTATGTCTTCTTTCATCTGCTATAGATGGATCATAGAATTGATTAGCTGTTCTTCCTTCTCTTGGTTTGAACTTTAGATTTAATTCTTTTATAGCTTGTATATAACCTTCAGAATCTGGTCCAAAAAGTCTATCTGAGATTTCCTGCATAAAATAAGCATCAACTTTAGTCTCTGTTTTAGATATTCTAGTTCTTTTTAATTCTTCTAGTTCTTCTTCTGATAATCCAGATGAAGTATTTCTTTGATCTGGCATAGAAGTTCTTGAAACTCCTCTTGGAGTTATATCTGTTATTCCTTCAGGGTTACTTTTTTTAGAAAACCAAGACTCATTAAACTTTTTCATATTTTTCATAGATTATATATTATTTATTATTTACCATATTTTGTAAAACTTTTCTTTATTCTTTTAACGTGGTCATTAAGAACACTATACTTTTCTGATATCTCTTTATTAATATCATAAAACTCATCTATAGAAGACATCATTAGTTCTTTGTGTCTTTGGTCTTTAGTTTCTATTTTAGCTTGCCATATTTGTATTAACTTTTTAGGGTCATATACATTTTTTGGATGTTGTGAATAAAGAAATCTAGGTATAGCATCTAATCTAATTCTATGAGTTGCTACTATTTGAGTAGAGTTAAACTCCATCAGAGCATACTCAAATCCTATCTTTTTCAATTCATCATACATTCCTTCGTATGTTACTTTTAAAAACTTATCTTTTGTAAAATCTTCTTCTTGTATAAATTTATCAAATATCATTGCTCTTACTTCTAATGGTATAAAATTGAAGTTAACAGCAAAGAATACTATTTGATTAGAAAACTTTTTATAACTTGTTACAAAAACTGGTGACCATTTCATCCAATTTGAGTCATCTTTGTAATGAAAGAAATAAAAACCACCCGGATATATTTCAGATGTTTTTATATTTTTTACTTCTTTATCAGACTTTTGATACTTATCATAAAAATATAATGAGTTATTTTGGAAGTTCTCTACAAGTCCATTTCCATATACCAAAAGATTTAACTTAACTCTTTCTATTAATTCTCCCATAGATTTATCTTTTATTTATATATAAAAATAAAAAACATATGTTAAATTCTAAACCTAACAATAAAAACTATAACCAGGGAAATTATGTTCCTAATAACAAAGATAAGGTTATAAAATTAAATACACAAGGTGGAGTTTATTTTAGAAGTTCTTGGGAAAAGAAAATAATGCACTGGTTAGATTATAACCCAACTATAACAAAGTGGGGAGCAGAATGTTTAAAAATACCTTATCAAATGACACATTTCAATAATGGCGACTCTAAAATTAAAGAACATTGTTATTATCCTGATTTTTATTATGAAATGAGATTAAGTGATGGTACTCTAAAACAAATAGTTGTTGAAGTTAAACCAATGAAAGAATATAATATGGTTATAGCTCTTAACGAAGGTAAGTTAAGTGTTCCTGAAAAGGGAGCTAAGAAGTTAAAGGGATTTGAGTATGACTTAAAAATGGCTTATAAGAATAAAAACAAATGGGAAACTATGATTAATTGGTGTAATAAAAAAGGATATGAGTTTATAATAATAACAGAACAACACCTAAAAAAATTTAATGTTTAAATATTTCAATTAAAATTTGTATCATTAATATAGTATAAAAAACAGGTGTTAATCTAAACCAAACAGAAGTTAAATTTTTACTTATATGATACATTGGAATTCTTATCAAACCTATTCCCATCATTATCATAAAAATGTACTTCATCGGAGTGAATAAACCAACTACTAACCATATCCAAAAAAGAACTTTTGTTACATAGTAAACTAAATCAACTTTTGAGTTTCTATCTCTTTCAGCAAATCTTTTATCCAATCTATTATAGTTGATAATATAGTAGATATTACTCCATATGAATAGTAAAGAAAACGTGTATATAATAATATCAATCATTGTCAATCATAATTTCATTCATATTTACTAAATTGTTTAGTTCATATTCTTCTAACACAACAGTCTTTCTTTCTAAAAGAATATTAAAGATAGAATCATTAATTAATACTTCTGTCTCACTTCCCGATATTCTCTCATAGTTATTTGGTACATTATCTATATCTCTGCCATCATACATCTTATTTACATAATCATTTCTTTCTTTGGTATCTATATGTAATGATCCACCAATCGGTAAAATGTTATTGTCTATGTCTGATTCTTCCCAAATTTGTAAAATTGCCTTATTCATAGTAAAAAATTTACTAAATATATCATTCATAATAAACAAAGTTTCATAAATTACATAAAATAAAAAAAAACTATTATGATGAAATTAGAGTATATTTGGCTAGATGGGTCACAACCTCAACAACTAAGAAGTAAAACAAAAATTCAAAATGTGGACAGTATGACACCAGAAGATTATCCAGTGTGGTCTTTTGATGGTAGTTCAACTAAACAAGCTAAATCCGGAAGAGGAAAAAATACAGACTGTTTATTGAAACCTGTGTTTGTAACAAGAGATCCTTTTAGAGGTGAGAATGATAGATTAGTTTTTTGTGAGGTTCTAAATCCAGATGGAACAGTACATGAAAGTAATCATAGAAGAGCACTTTTACAAAAGATAAATGAATTATCAATTACTGAAGATATGGATAAGTCTGAACTACCTTGGTTTGGATGGGAACAAGAATATACTTTAACTCATAAACCATTAAGACCATTTGGAGATGGAATTGGAATTCCTTTAGGATTTACACCTGAAGTATTTGAACAAAATGGTTTATCACCAAGACCACAAGGAGATTACTACTGTGGTATTGGAGCTGATACTGTTACTGGTAGAGATATTGTTGAAGAACACATGAATATGTGTATTGAAATTGGATTAGATATATCTGGTATCAATGCTGAAGTAATGTTGGGTCAATGGGAATATCAAATTGGACCTGTTAAATCATTAAATGGTTCTGACCAATTATGGATTTCTAGATATTTACTACAAAGAGTTGCTGAGAAATATAATGTTAATGTTTCTTTACATCCTAAACCACTAAAAGGTGACTGGAATGGTTCTGGTTGTCACGCTAACTTCTCGACTAAAGAGATGAGAGACGAAGGTGGTCTTAAACTTATTGAAGAAACTATGGAGAAGTTAAAAGAAAGACATAATGACCATATCTCTGTTTATGGACTTGGGAATGACCAAAGAATGACTGGAGAACATGAAACATCAAGTATTCATGACTTCTCATTTGGATATAGTACAAGAGATACTTCTATTAGAATACCAGCACAAGCTATTGTTGAAGGTAAAGGTTATTTTGAGGATAGAAGACCAGCTTCTAACTGTGATCCTTATTTAGTTTCACTTAAAATGTTAGAAACAGTTTACTCTGAAGTAGAATCTGAAATCTGATATTAATGATAAAAAGAAAACCACTCATTTGAGTGGTTTTTTTATTTTAAAGATGTTTTGAATTTTTTCCTTTCGTCTTTTCTGTCTTGATGGAAATATAGGTATATCAGCACCTCCAAATGCTGGTGTCATAACTATATCAAATGTTTTAAGATTGATATTAGAGTGAGTGGAGTCCCATTCCGTCATTTGAACCTTCTATTGAGATTAATTTAATTAAGTGGTCGTTATCACCTTTTTTCTTATAAAGTTCGTTATAACCTTTTGCTATACCTCTCTTAAATACTTCTGTGAAATATGCGAATGCGTTAACTGATTTATCTTCATTGAAATTATACCAGTTTTGAAACATATCTAATAACCCTGATTGGTAACAATCTAACTTATCATCGTTAGACCAATATCTCATTTTTTTTATCGTCTTTTTAGCTAGTAATTCTAACATTTTTTCTGCGTTTCTTGTTAGTTTTCCTTGTGCTTTAGATACTATTACTTCAACATAAAGGTCTTTGTTATTTAAATACATTAATTTAGCATTTATTTTTTGTAAGAGACTAAACTCTTTTTGGGAATGCTTTCATGTTATATATTAATTATTAAAAAAAGTTTAAAAATAAAAAATCCTCAAATTTCTTTGAGGATTTTTAATATTTATTAATTAAAGTTTAATTCTTTCGTTATATTGAAGTTCTTTAACACCTAGTAACTCACCATCAAGGTTAGTTTTTCTTTTCTCTAAGTTTTTAAGAGCTGTTGTTAACACTTCAGATTCACCAATCATTTGGATAGAACCTTTAACTTTCTCAATGTTAAAACTAACATCTTCAAGTTTCAAAGTGATTTCTCTTTCTTTATCTTCAAGTTTTCTTTTAACAACTAATTCCTTGTCTAATTTATTTTCATAAAAATAAGTTAAGTCATAGTTAAGTTCATTTCTTACTTCGTTCACTAATTCAATAGCTGATTCGTATTTGAAGAATGAGTTACCATATCTTTCATCACATCTGTATAAGAATGTGCTGTTTTTATAGTTGAATGCGAAACACTCTAAATAAGGATTGATTAAGTTTTGTACTCTTTTAACAACATCTAACTCAACAAATTTATCTAAGTTTTTAGATACTTCTAATAAAACTGGATAAAAGTTTTTGTTAACGATAGGAACGATAGGAGAAGAGAATAAACTTTCTAATGTAGTTTC